CTGTGGCTTGCGATTCAAACGAATAGAAGGGTGGACAGTTGCTATGAGCAACAACTACTGGGATGATGACGAAGACGACCTAGATACCGACAATGATGTGCAATTGGATGGCAGTGACTTACTTAAAAAGTTACGTAAAGCCAAGCGTGCAGATGAAAAGCGTATCAAAGAACTCACTGAGCAACTTGAGGGTTTTTCCAAGTCGCAGCGTGAGCGAACAGTCAAAGATGTCCTGGAAAAACGCGGTGTTAATCCGAAGGCTATACGACTGATTCTAAAAGATATAGATGATGTTAGCGAAGAGTCAGTTAATAACTGGCTTGAAGATAACGGAGATTTATTCGGACTCAATGTTAGCCCCGAAGCACCAAATGAAAATGATATTGACCGTGCCGCATTAAGGCAACAAGATGTCGTGACACAAGGTGCATTATCACCAAACCGAGCAGACGATTATTTGATGAAATTAAACAACGCCGAAAGCGCTGAAGAAATTATCGCAATGATTAATGCTCAAAACTAATCATAGTTTCTAGTCACTTGGAGGTGACGCAATGGCATATGTATCAACAGACTCAGGTTCCTTAGGAGGAACCGCTGGTGGTGCTGGTCTAGTTCAAAAGGCGTATGACCGTCTTTTGGAATTTGCTCTCCGTTCAGAACCCCTAATTCGTTCTGTCGCAGACAAGCGCCCAGCAAAGCAAGCAATCCCAGGTTCAACAGTAGTTCTACAACGCTATGTAGACCTAACCGCTGCAACCTCAGCACTCACAGAAACAACTGACCCAGATGCAGTAGCAATGTCTACACCAACATCTGTAACCATTACTCTTGCAGAGTATGGTAACTCAGTTCTTGTTACTCGTGCGTTGGAACTCTTCAGCCTCGCTGATGTAGACCCAGCAATCGCTAACATTATTGCATTCAACCTAGCAGATTCAATCGATGCAGTCGCGATGACAACTCTTCGCGGTGGCTCAAACGTAATTTACTCAGGTTCAACAGCAACATCAACAGCAACCATTACTGCTGCTGCAACAATCTCTTCTGCAAACATCCGTAAGGCTGTTGCGAAGTTACGTGCAAACAAGGCAGTTGCTCGCAAGGGTTCACTATACTGGGCTGGTATCCACCCAGAAGTTTCACACGACCTTCGTGCTGAGACAGGCTCTGCTGGCTGGTTGCTTCCAAACCAATATGGTTCTGCACAAGACCGTATTTGGGCTGGAGAAATTGGACAATACGAAGGTGCTTACTTCGTAGAATCTCCACGTCTTTACAACGCGACAGACGGTGCATCATCTGCACGTAACTATCGCACAATCATCGCTGGACAACAAGCAATGGCTGAAGCCGTTGCTGAAGAGCCACACGTAGTTATCGGACCAGTAGTAGACCGCTTAATGCGTCACCGCCCAATGGGTTGGTATGGCGTTCTAGGCTTTGCTCGCTACCGCGAAGAAGCACTATACCGAATCGAATCAGGTTCATCAATCGCTTAGTTGATTGAAGGTAGACCAGGGGCTTCGGCTCCTGGTTTACATTGAGTTCACTAAGGAGAACAATGGCTAATTACACATTCAAGACACCAGTGGTTAAAGAAGCACCTATTGGTCTTCATCGCCTATTCTACTTTTTCAAAGGCGACAAGGGAATAACAATCATCAAGAATGGTGGAACTTATTCTCAAGTTCGTTTTATACTAGACGAAACATTAGATGACTACACCGAAACTTATCGTGGTGGTTATGAATACACAGTTGATGATACTACAAAGGCAGCACTTATTGCTGGTGGCGTAGGAGTCACAGAGGCAAACTTCACAGCACAATAGGGGACAATATGAAACACTGGGAATACCATCCAGTCTACGATGAGACTTGCTTCGGATGTAAAGCGGGAACGCTACAGATGAACGCAGGAGATGCAACAAGAGATATACCAGATAAAAAATGGAATGCAGAACTGCAAGCCTACAGAGATGCTAGGGACCAGGGAATGCAACCAGCAGGAACCAGTATGCGAGATGTTCAGGAAGCATACAAAGCATCAGAGACTTTAGGTAAAGCCTACAACTCGGAGACTATGCCTAAGACAAAAGACATAAACAAAAAATCCGTAGAAGTTCTCAAAGAGATAGGACAAATATAATGCCAATGGTCGGAAAAAAGAAGTTCCCATACACTGCAAAAGGTAAGGCTGCTGCTAAGAAGGCTGCTTACAAAAAGGGTGAGAAGATGGAATCAAAGTCTGAAAAGATGATGGAAATGAAAAAGGGTATGAACAAGATGGGCAAGAAGAAGTAATGAAGAAGGCAGCCAAAGTAAAAAAGGTAGCCAAGGTTATGAAGGAATTCAAATCTGGCACATTACATTCTGGCAAAAAAGGTCCAGTAGTTAAGTCAAAGAAGCAAGCAATTGCTATTGCTCTTAGCGAAGCAAAGATGGCAAAGAAGAAGAAATAATGCAAGACCCAAGATTAAAGCGAGCAGGGGTGTCAGGGTTTAATAAGCCTAAGCGCACCC